GCAGCGAGAACCCGAACTGGTTGCCGGCCTTGCGGTTCACGATGGCAATGAACTCGCCATCCACCGCGACACTGGCAAGCGCCATTTGCTGCATCTGCACCCACGACAACCGGCCGGCGGTGTCGCATGTAGATGCGCGGCCCCACTTCTGAAACGCTGCCTCGATGGCGTCGTTTGCTGCCGTATCAAGCGGCCCGTACTGCGCCACAAATGCTGGCGAGTTCTCTACGGTGGCCTGAATGGTGATGCCGTTTGGCCCGACCACGTTGGACTTTACCAACTGCACAAACCGGCTTGCGTAATCGTTGTTGCGGTACTGCTCGCGGCTTCGAGCGCGCAGCACCCGCAGGTTTTTCTGCGTGACGTCGTGAACAGAAACGACGGTCGTCGTCCAGCTCGATGTCAGGCGATCAGGTGCGCCGGCGGTGTAGTACCGCGTCGCCGGCTGAAACGCGCGCACGGCTGATCCTCCGGCGGTTGCTTTTCGCCGGAACAAATCGAGCAGGCCCACGCTACATCCTCACGCGGATGGTGCCGGTCGCCCCCATCCCTGCGGCGATCTTCTGGGCTTTCTCTTCCGCTGCGAGCTCTGCCTTGTATTTGTCGCGCCACGTCAGCAGCTGCTCGGGGCTCATCTTGGATATCGAGCGCCCGCCGATGGAGTAGGCCAGCTGATCCGATGACGCCCTGCCCTCAAGCGTGGCCTCCAACGCATCGAGCGTGCGCTGCACATGCGAGCGGCCATCAACCGCACCGGTGGCGAAGTTGGCATCAACTTTCAGTTGGCCCGAGGCGACCGTGTAGCGCTCGGAAGTGGCGGACTTAGTGATATAGGCCTGCCACGCGTACTGGCCCGGCGTCCACGCCGCAGTTGTTGCTGCCGCCAGCGTCACCAGATGCGTGCCGTCTCCGTTGTCTGTACCGGTCACGGAGAGCCGGACGCCGTCGCGCACGATGGCGTAGCTGAGCACCCAGCCAGATGCCGGCAGGTACTGCGGCAGGTTCTTAGTCCATGACGCCGAATCTCCGGCGACTATTCGTGACGGCTCCACGATGTCTGTCATTTCTTCCACCCTGTGGACCATCCACCGCTAGGCCTGCGCGCTCGCGCTGGCTTGCGGGTTTGGACGATGCGATTGATCGGATCTTCAGTCGGCGCCGGTGGCGGTGCCTGTCGTTCTTGCTGTGCAACGCGTCGAGAGACGGCAGACCAGACGGGATTCAAAATGCGGAGCGCCGCGTATGCGTAGACGCGACAGTCAAGTGCTTCATTGCGTGCGCGGACTTTCACCCACTCTCTGCGCGGGAAGCCCTTGCTGAACCGTGTGACAATTCGCTCGGCGGTCAGCTGCAGGAAGTAGTCGTCAGAACGCTCAAACGGAAAATGGCAGTAGCCCGGCCCCACGTCGTCGATCTTCAGGCGTGAGTAGATGGTGCTCTTCGCGTCATCAACGCCGACAAGATGCAGATCGACTTTACGGTTCCCGCCGCCCTGGTGCTTGCGGCTCAGCGTCACCACCGGACGCCCGGCACCCGCCACGCCCTTCAGAGCAAACACTCGGCGTATCGCGCGTCTGCGGCAGTAGTCGTAAACAACCTGCGTATGCGATCCGCCGGAGTCGATGCCGGTGGCGGTGATGTGCATCGCCGTGCCGGTCTCGTGCTGATAGGTGCGAGTCAATGCGGCATCTAGCGCCGTCCATACATCGCCGCGCGCTGGGTCGCCGTGGATTACCAAGTAATCGATCGACCACGATTCCTCGCCATCACCCCACGCGACCACTTCCATCTCAAGGCGGTCGGACTGGACGTCGACGCCTGCGGTCAACAGCACCGCGCGATCAGGTACTTCGGCGGTGTACTCCTCGCGACGCGAGAGCAGGCCGGTGTCATCGACGCCCTCACCGCTGTCTTCCCACGTCTCGCCGAGCGACGTGTTCACCCACGTCTTCAGGGTTTCGGGTGAGCGCTTGGCTTCAATAAATGCCTGCGCAATGCCGCCCAGCGTGGACCATGGGGAATACAGCTCAGAGAGATGGAAGCCCGCCCGCCCAGTGAACGGCGCCGTGGCCCTCCACTCGCCTCGCCGGATCATCGCGATCCGTTGGCCGTCGTTCAGCAGGCCGCCGCAGCTCTCACAGGCATACTGCGCTTTCTGGGGTTCGCCGCTCGGCCATGACACGTTGGCCCACTTGAGCACTTGGTGCTCGCCGCAGTGCAAGCACGGCACAAAAAATCGCCGCTGGTCGGATGCCTCAAACTCCAGCTCGATGCGGCTGGCGCCTTTCACCGTTGGCGTGGATGTCAGCAAGATCTTCCGGTTCCAGAACGTCGCGGTGCGTTTGCGCGCCAGGTTGACCGGATCACCCTCGGTCCCGGCTGATACCGGGTAGCGGTCCACCTCGTCGCAGAGCAGTACGCGGATCGGGCGCGATGCCAGTGATGCCGGCGAGTTGGCGCCGGCAAGCGTGATGTGGCCGCCGGGGAATATCTTGTGCAGCAGCGTGTTCGACGACTCGCGCCGACCACCGATATGCACCAGCTCGGATAGGCAGCTGGTGTCGCGCATCATTGGCGCGAGCCGGTCTTTGGACCATGCCTGCGCCATCTCGATTGTTGGCTGCAGCACTAGGATCGGACACGGGTCCCGGTGCATCAGGTAGCCGACCAGGTTGTTGATCACCTCGGTCTTGCCGACCTGCGCCGACGACATCACGACAACCGTCTCAACGCGCGGATCAGAGATGGAGTCCATGATCCCGCGCTGGTATTCAGCGCGCGATGTGATCCACTTTCCCGGCTCTGCGCTTGCCTCGCTCGACAACTGCCGATGCGTATCAGCCCACTCCGAAACGGTCTGCTTCGGTGGCGGCGCGAATGCGGCAAAGCAGGACGATACGAGGCTATTCGCTCGGCTCTTGTCCATCGTCCTCTACCGTCTCGCGGGTCAGCTCGGCCAGCGCTTCCAGAACGCCCGCCTCAATCGCGTCTTTAACCTCAACCGTGTCGGTCGATCCGAGCACGATAGGTGTGAGCTTGGTCGGCAGGGACAGCAGTCGAGCCCGCACGCGGCGGAACGCATCCGACACGGAGCGCGTCACGTCCTCGGCGCGTACCAGATCGCCGCGGACTTCTTGCTCATCGAGCGCGGCTTTGTTCGCCTGGTGGTGAGCAAGTCGGGCGCGCTCGGCGTTTAGCTCAAGCGCGCCATCCGGCACCGGCGGCGGCGCCTGCTTGATGCGCCCAGCCGCTTTGCCACGCAGGTTGCGGATGTAGGCGATCCGGCACTCATCCAAGTCCAGACCGCCCGGCCCTTTTGCCCCTGGAATGGTGCCGTCACGCAGGAGTTCTTTGATGGAAGTCAGCCCGAGATCGAGGTGTTCCCCGACCTCTTTCATTGTGGCCAACGGGCATCCTCGCTAAGTGCATGAAATATATAGGCCGTTTTTGCCGGGCCGCTCAAACCCGCGAGGGAAGCATGGCAAGGACCCGTCACCGCTGCTCGATCCTGATCGCGATCGACCGCTCGTCGATGCGCCCCGCGGTGGTCGTGACCCGGCAGGTGGCGGTGTATTCAGTGCCCACCTCGCCGCCACTGACCCACACGGTCGCCTGCGTCGTGGTGTTGGTCGCGGCCGTCTGCGTGAGACCCGTCTCGACCGTCCACACGACCGAGCTGATCGTGTCGGTCGTCAGCCAATCGCCCCACTTGATCGTGTAGTCGAGGGTCGCGTTCGGGTCTTTCGTTGCTGTGTAGGTCTCAAATGTCGCCATCGTGAGATGTCCTCATGCGGCGACTGCGAACGTGCGATCCTCCGCCGTCACCAGGTATTGCCGGGTTTCTTTCGTGACCGTCCACGTTCTCGTCTCGGCATCCACCAGGAATGCGCGGGCGTCGACTGGCACGGTGAAGGTGCGATCGTCTGGCTCGACTCTGAACGTGCGGATCGCGGGCGTCGGAGCGATGATTCCAACCGTGACAACCGGAACCGTGCCTGTCAGTGCAACGACAGCCGACGTGATCGGGATCACTGTCGCCAAGGTTGGCGCGCTGCCTGCCGTGCTGATGCCTGCCGTAGCGGGCGCGACGCTGGTCCGAAGCCTTGGCGCGTATGCCGTGATAGACACGACATTGGTTGCCGGCGTGATCGCCGACGCAACTGATGGCGCGTAGGTCGTGATCGACGCGGTGCCGCTGCCTACCGCTACGGTGCCGACCAGCGATGGCGCGGTTGACGCGATAACTGTTGCGCCCGTGCTTGGCGCGATGGCGGTGCGAAGCGTCGGCGCAAACCCCGACACTGCGACTGAGCCAGTTGCAGGCGTGACGGCTGTTTGTGACCCAGACGTCGGCGCATAGCCGGTGACCGTGACGCTGCCCACGCCCACGGGGACCGTGCTGATAAGCGCAGGCGCCACGGCAGCAGTCGCCACCGCCCCTGTCGCAGGCTCCAGCACCCACGTGCCGGCGATGCCGGTCAGGACGGTCGGCGCGAAGCCCGTGACGCTAAGCGCTGCAGTCGCGGGCGTGGGCGGGGCGACGGCCTGAACGATGGTCGGCGCATAGCCCGTGGCCGTAGCGCTGCCCACGGCAGGCTGCGCCACGAACGTCACCGGCGCGCTCAGTGCGGTCGCGGGCGCGTAGCCGGTGATCGCGGTGCTGGCGGTCGCCGGCGCTACCGTGGTCCGCAGTGCAGGCGCGTATCCGGTAACCGTAAGGGTCGCCGTTGCCGGCGCAATCCCGCTGGTCTGCGCGACCGTGGGCGCGTAGCCCGTGATCGTGGTCGTGGCGACGGCCGGCGCCAGTGTTGTTGTGAGCGACGACGCGAAGGTGCTGACGCTAAGCGCGGTGCTCGCGGGCGCCACCGTGGTGATCAGACCCGGCACTTGGCCCGTGATCGCGGCACTGCCTGTCGCAGGCGCCAGTGTCGTGGCCAGCACCGGGGCATAGCCCGTGATCGCGGTGCTGGCGGCTGCCGGCGCCAGTGTGGTCCTGAGCGCCGGGGCAAACGTTGACGTCAGCAGTGCCGCCGCAGAGGGATTCAGCCCCAGTGCAGGCGTCGGTGCAAAGCTCGCACTGGCCACGCTGCCCACCGCGGGCTGCGCCACAAACGTGACCGGCGCGCTCAGCGCGACGGTGGGCGCGTAGCCGGTGACCGTCACCGAGCCCGCAGCTGGCGCCAGTGTCGTGACAAGCGCAGGCGCCTGACCCGTAATCGCCAGCGTTGCGGCATCCGGCGTCAGCGTGTTGTTTGCGCTGCCGGAGCTGTTAAACAGCAGCAGAATGGACATGAGGGATCAGCCCGCCCAGCTCGACATTTAGAACGTCTCGAACGTGATCTCGAAGCTCAAGTTGCCGACCGATGCCACGGAGCCCTGCACAAACCGCAGGCCTGAGTTTTCCCGCACGATCAGGTCAGCACCCTCGTTGCGCACAAACTCACCGCCTAAAACGCCCGCAATACCGCTGCTTGCGTTGGTTTCCTCCGTGAAGACCCAGCGCTGCCCAACGAGTGCCCCTGCCGTGGCACCGCCTGTCGGTGACGAGCGTGCCGTGATGCTGGCCGGTAGCGCGGCGCTGGCTGTGTCCATCGCGCTGATGGTGATGGCGGTTAGCGCTGTGCCGTTTGACGTCGCCGCCGTACCGCCAGTGCCCACAGCCGTGGTGCGGGTCAGGTTGACTTCCACGCCCAGCGTGCCGGTGACTGCCGTGTCGTTGTCCACATAACAGTACGCCGACAGCACGCGGATCGAGACGCCACTTCCGGTAGCGTTGAAGAAATCCAGAAAGACTTTGTTCGCACCCACCGCTTGGCTCGGGCAGACCAACCGGTACTGCGGCAGGCTGCCGTTGATGTGGCCGTCTGGCATGGCCAGCATCACGATCTGGTATTCCTTGGAAGACACCAGTTGGGTCGCAACGGTCGCGCCCGTGCCAGGGGTGACCGCGATCGAATCGTTGGGCAGTGCCATGGTGTCAGCCTCTGGTCAGTTTGAGCGAGGCGGCGCCCATGGAGTTCGAGCCCCGCGCCGAGGTAAACGTGATCGACGTGTCAGACCAGCTCGTCACCGTCTGCGCCTGCCCACCGATGTCGACGGTGCTGGAGCCTTGGCTCGCCCCGAACCCCGAGCCTGCGATCACGATGCCCGCGATGCCGGAGTCGAAAGAGGATGGCGTGACGGAGGTGATGGTGAGGCCGGTGGGGGCAGCGCTAGGCCACGACACCACTTCAAAACGGTAGTTGCGAATCCCCGTATCGCGTCCGCGATACAGCGTCACCGTAGACGTGCCGGTAAGCGCAAACGCCATCATGCCCAAGTGGTTGTCGTCGGCTTTATCTGTCCGAGCGCATTCACCAAACACAGATGCCGCATCAAGACTTGTTACGGCAGCCCCCAGCGTTTCCGTCCAGCTATCCGGACTGCTGCCGCCAGCACCGTTGGATCTTGATCCAGAAATTCTCTGAACATTCAAGTTCGGGTTTGAAACAACCCACGCAACGACGTGATTGGCGGTATTAAAAAGAGCGCTCTTGTAAAAGCTAACCTGCGTTGCTGAAGAGATATAGGCCTCAAATCCTCCCCGATTGAATGCACCAACATCGCCTGTTTCATTTCCGCGGTGCTGGAAATGCCCAAATGCAGTACCAGTTGATCCGACACTTGAGATCGTTTCAGTCTCGGTTACGCCTGCCGACGAGAAGCTGTGCTCAATCCTTTGGACCGTCCAATTTGAGCCAGTGAACTCAACTACCGAGATTGAAGTGTACCAGACAATGGTTGTTGCGGAACCGCGAGTAACTGTTGCGGTATCGCCTGCGCTGTTCCACGACGTGGTAGCAAGACCGCCATCGCAATCTGTGCGAGATGTATCCGCAGCAGCTTGTCCGGTAAGAAATACACACACATCAGCATCGGTGATAATTCCTGATACCGATGACGTTGTATAGGTAAGATTATTGTTGGAAAACGAATCTCCTAAAAGATACGCTCCTCGTACCACAAACTCGTTAGAGCCTCCGACTGATCCGGTGTACTCAACAATTTCCCAATGAACAACAAACGGTTTTGTGTTGACTACCCGCGTAAAATTAACAGATGTAGTAATGTTGCCGCCGTTGGCAATGTAAACGCCATGATTTTGGAAGGCCCCTGAAAAGTCACTATCAGATGCGCCCGTGCCAAACGAATTAACACCGACAATGCGAACAAACGCTTTAGAGCTTGAAGACGGTGCCGTGTAATTTGTCCCAGCGGTAATGGTTTCCGTTAGGTTACCTGACGCGGTAAAAGTTACTGTGCCGCGCTGGACCTTGATGTCAGCCATTGTATTCCCCCGAAATCATATGCCCGTACTGTCCTTCGTACTGAGCCGCAGAGCCTGTCAGGTCGCCATTTACATCAAACAACGTGGTTCCGCTTGAGTACAAGATATTGTCAGTGTTTGTGATAACTCGATACGTGCCTGATGTTTGAAGACCACCTGAGTCGGACACTATGTTTTTTTCAACTGTGACCGTAAACAAAAACGAATCAAGCCCTTTGGGCTGGCAGTTTAAAGTGTTTCTATACAGGAACACTTTCGGGTTGTTGTTTGCGCCAATGGATTCGGTCCAGTTGTAAACAATCGTCCTGACGGAAGACTTCAAAGCACAATACGAAACCTCGACGTTGTTGTACGCAAAAATCTGCGCCTGCATCAACAAATCGACGGCGCCGTAGGTGAAGTTCTGAACCTGCGACTTTACGCGGCGGACGCTAAAATTGGATATATCCGACTTCAGCAAGATTCCTTGGTCAACTTCTGCCGTTTTTCCAGTTCCAATCGTAATGTCTTCTATTACGCCTAAATTCATTGCATAACTGTCAAGAATAGGCGAAGAGTAATCATTCAGTGATGACGATATTAATGCAAAATAGTTACGCAGCAAACCCGAGTTAAAGAACGTAATTGCAGCCGGATTATCGGTTCCAGACGTTCCTCGACCAATGTTGTCAAACGTCATTGCGTAAAACGTAACCCGGCTTTGCGCGGCATTAGAGTTGAAGAACCAAAAGTGCGCGTTTGCTACATCGGTCCTAGCGGCGGTCATCCGAAAATCCGCAACGAACACGTCGTTTGCCGCATCGACAATGAATTTCGAGGCGCTCGCGTTTACCACCACCGTTTCGTCGGGGTAGCCAATCCACGAAACTGGGGTGATGGCGCTTGCAAGCTGATAGTTGCCGTTAGCTTCTGCCCCGCCAAGCGTGTGCGTGCCGGCACGCAGGTACACAATTTTCCCGGCGTAGGTGCTGTCCGCAGAACTGCCCTTGTGTATGTCGCTAAACAGTTTCAGTGGGCTTGCTTTGGTGCCCGTCCCGGAAACCGACACGCCGGGGTCTACAAAAATGAATGCGCTATTGGTGGCAGAGATTGTCCACGTCCGCTCTACTGCCGTCAGCTCTTGGTCCGTCACACGAATGCTTACCGTGTACGGCCCGCCTTCGGCGGTCGGCGTCCATTTGATAACGCCGTAGTCCGCTGACCCGATGGTGTTGCCGATGGTCATTCCAGACGGTGCGCTGATTAGTTCAAAGTAGAACGGATATGCACCGCCCTGTACGGCAATAGGGATTTCGTAACGTACAGACCCGTCGGCATAGGCATTGCGATGCCGCGCTGCGCTAGACGTTTCGTTATCCGGCCGGGGATAAACAATAGTGAGCGGCATCTTTGCCGCGACCCAGTAATCCGTTCCGAGCTGCCAACCACTCCTCCCCACCACATCCACCCGACACGCGCCGAGCGACTGCGATCCGCGGACGGTGGTGAACGTGATCGACGTGTCGGACCAGGTGTTCACGTTCTGCGCGACGCCGCCGATCAGCACCTGACCCTGAGACGCGCCGAACCCTTCACCAGTCAGCGTGACGCTGCGACCAGAGTCGAAGGTCGCGGGGGTGATGGTGCTGATCGATGGCATGGCTCATCAGGTCAACGTGAAGACGCCCGATGCACTTATCTGGATGGTGAGCGTGTTGCCCGTTGTGGTCGTGACGTCTGCGGGCGTGTTGTCCAGCAAGCAGTAAGCCACCACGCGATCGGGTGTCGGTGTCTCGTCCACGATCGCGGCAAAGCGCGCGACGATCGAGCCTCCGGAGGCGGTCCAAGACGGATCTGTTGTCAGGTCAAACGTCGCGGTGCCGCCTGAGCGCGTCCAGCTTCCAGTGACCGCGGCACCGCCCGCGGTGTAGCCGTTTGCGGTGGAGAGCTCGTTCGTCACCGCCGTGGCGTCGTCGCTGGTGGCAGCGAGGTTAGAGGTGCTGGCGTAGAGCCTCACCTTGAACGTGTCGGTGTCGAAGTTGACCTCGGCGTTACCGATGCGCTCTTTGATTGCGTTTGTGACAGTCCAAGCACCTGCGGCCATTGCAGTTCTCCCCGGTTAGCGCTTTTCGAGATCGTCGATGCGACGATGCGCGCGTGAAATGGTTTCTTCGTGGCGATCGATGTGCGATCGCAGATAGTCGATATGCACGATCAGCGCGGCGATGGTTCTCTGGGAGGCCACGTTGCCGGCGATGGCGCCGGTGACGATGGACACCAGCACGGCCATGACTAAGCCGGCGATGATGGCTTCCGTATCCACCGATCACTTGACCGGCTGAGACGTCAGGACGCGGAGCGCGGCATTGATCGCTGCGATCAGAATCAGACCCGGACCAGTCGCTGCCACAGGCATTGCTTCCGGCGCGACCGTCAACGCAGCGCCCGCAGCAGCCGTTGCTACAGCCACCCAAATCGTGCGCGACTTGCGGATCTTTTTCGGTTCAGCTTGGCTCATCGTCTGGTCTCACAGGTGAAACGGGTGAAACAAAAAACGGCCCCCAATCGGCCAGGCATTCACCACACTCAGCGGTGACCTGATTACCGATCACGGTGATGCGGAAATGCCACGACTGATCGCTGCAGTTACACCGCAGCTTGACGACTTCAGCGTCAGCGCTGCGGCGGCTTTTGATCGGCTTCAGTGTTGCCATTAGCGCACCTGCCTGATGTCGCATCGGTGGCGTTCAACCTCACCATGCTCGGCGTCGAGAACGATCGCGTACATGTCGCGGCCTGATCGGTAGCCCTGCGAAGCGTGCCAAGCGTCTTTTGCGGCAAGCGTGCGGAACGACTCAACCACGGCCCCGCGCAATTCCGTCTTGCTGGTGTGGTGGATGTGGCCTGTGTACCAATACCGGTGGACGGTTCTGCCCCACGCTTCCGGTTGGTCAGATGCCATCAGCTCGCCCAGCGCCAGGTGCTTCACCGTGTCGCCGTGCGTAACGCCAATCAGGCAGCGGCCGTGCTCGATGTAATGGAACTTGGACGTCGTCGGGTAGACATGCACCCGTGGCTCCGCGTGGAACCACGCTTCCAGAAACGCCGAAAGCATGATCGAGCTGTGGTCGTCGTGGTTGCCGATGGCGTTGATCACTTCCACTTTGGCGTGCTTGCGCAGTGCCAGAGTGATCAGATCCACCATCAGATGGCAGCCGAGCCGTAGGACTCGAGGCCAGCGCGTGTCCACGTCCAGCTTGTGGCCGGACTTGGTCAGCTGGGACAGGCTGTCGGCGTGGAAGAAGTCGCCCAGATTGACGATGAGCGCCCGCTCGGTCGGCGGCGCAACGTCAACCAGTCGGCTAGCTGCTGCGAGCAGATCCTGCCGGGCAATGTTCACGTCAAAGTCTTCGCCGGCTTCTTCCGCCCAGGCATAGGCCCCAATGTGCGGGTCACCGAGCGGGATGACCGTCAACAGATTGGATACGTTGCGAGCCGGTGCTTTAACGGGCTTGGCAGTCCCACGGTACTCTGCGGCCATCTCTTCGATGGCTTCGCGCATCGCCCGTGCTGCATCGTCATCCCGCAGCCGGGACTTAACCCACTGCTGGCTGACTTTGCCCTCGGCGTTGTACAGCGTCGAGACGCCCCGGACCTCGTACTCGGCCGGAACGGCGTGAGTCATGTCGTGCTGGACCGAAAGCCCGCGCCGGGCAGCCAGTCGGACTAGCCGCTGCAGCACCATCTGCATGGCGCGCCGTGTGATTTTCAGTTCGCGCGCAGCTTGCGACACGCCGAACTTGCGCACGGCTTCGATCTTTTTGCGCTGGGAGTCGGTGTCGGCGACGCTCAAAAGCGCGTCGAAATCGTAGTCGCGGGCCATCAGGACCGGGGCCAGAGCCCTGTCTGCATCATCACGCAAAGCCGCTGCGAGCGCGTCCCAACCTGTTTAAACCAGACGCTGGCGCGCATCTCGTTTGATGCCGCGTCGTAGTCCTGCCGGCCTAGTGCCATGCGCAACCGCTGGAACTTTGCGAATCCAGCCCAACCCAGATTGAAAACCATATCGATCAGCACGGCCTGCCGGACTTCCGACAGGTCCAGCCAATAGTGCTCAGTGCGCAGGCTGCCGATGGCGCGCTCGATGTCACGCTTGAGCAACCACTCGGCCTCTTCCCGGCTGATGCCAACGTCGTCTAGGTTGCGGCCGAAGCCGATGGTCTGCCGGTTTCCCGTGCACCGATAAACCGACTGGCTATAGCCCTCGTGGCGCTTAATCAGCTCGACAACGTCCATGGTGTGCGACCAAAAAAAAAGCCCGGCGGGAAAGCCGGGCAATTGGAGGACCGAGGACAAATTGCGGACGCAGTTCGTCGGGGATATGTCAACACACCGGCACGAATCTGCAAGTGCGATTTTTAATTCACTTCAAGCTGCGATTGCCACGCTGTGTGAGCGCGAGAAAAAGCGTCCAGTGCGGCCCGGCGTGCTCTGCCACCTACTGGCCTGCCGTCTAGGTAATGGCGCTTCAGCGTGGCGTGGTGCAGCGGTTTGTTGGCCAGCAACACCCACATCACCCACCCCGTGGCCTCGATGCGCGCGTCGCGGGTGCTGCGTGCGGCCAGCTGCCGATAGCCCGACTGGTGGTCTTGGAATCCGGGTGCGACGGCGGGAAACCAAACTTCGCGGACTTCATGCAGTTCCGATGCGGCCCACTCGCTGACCAGTATGTGCGCTTCGTGATGCGTTATGCCACTCACTGGCTGGGCAGCCCCAGCAGATTGCGCAGCGTGTTGGCCCGAGCTCTGATCTCTTTCAGCTCAGACACCGTGAGCTTTTCGTTTTTCAGTTCATCCACAACAATCTGCAGTGACGCAAGAATTGTGTCCCGTCTTGCTGTTCCGACGTCAGTTTTGACGGCATCGCCCGGTTTGAATTGCTCGCGCTCAGGCGGCAAATACCGGCGCCACGGTCGATACCCACGCTCGCGTGCGTTCATGGCTCCCCCAGCTTGTCGTAGGACACGATGGTCTGCTGCGCGGCTTCCAGCCCAAAGCACAGCGCCGTCAGGAAGTGTTGTTCTGCCAGATGATCCAGCCATGCCGTCTGCTCCGGCGTGACGCGTCCACCTGGTGCTTTCAGCTCAATGGCCAGCCCGCTGAATTCGCCACGGCGGACGTACCACACCAAATCGGGAAACCCGCGCCGGGTGCCTGCGGCTTTCAGCCGTGCGCCCGTGGCAGCGTTGCGCTGACCACCGTTCGGACTGTGGTGCATCCAATCGGCGTGCTTCGGGTACGTGCGCCGCATCCACACCATCAACTGCCGCTGGATGTCATCTTCGGAATGCTTCATCTGCGCAGGCGCTTCCACACGCCCAAACGGTCTTTGCGCATTCCGGCTTTCGCAAGTTCGTCAGGTGTCATACAGCGGCGCGGGTTGCCTACGCGGTGCTCGGCTGCGGACAGGTTGCTGGCAAACGTTTCAAAGCAGTACGGGCACATGTTGGGCGGTTGCGGTGTCACTTCAAAATCCCACGACCAGATTGATTTGCGCTTCACTCAATCCCGCGCCGTATCTCGCGAGATACGCATTCACGACTTTTGAAAACAGCGCTCGGAATTCGTCTTCGTCCAGCTCGTCCCATGCGATTGATCGTGGCCAGTAGTGCGTCTCGCCGCGCTTGTCGATGACGGCGTCGAAGTGGCCGGCAGCGATCTCAAGCACTTTTCGCCAGATATCGATCTCGTCGTAAGTGTCCTGCCAGTCAAACGTGGTCGCAACGAACGCGAAGAACCGGCGATGGTTCCCAGCGCTGCGCCCGCGCTTGTGTTCGAGCAGGACTTCATCCCCTGCGCGGTATCTGGCGAGCACCCGCACGGCTTCGTCGCTGGCTGGCCGCAATCCGTCGTGACTCTTCACGAAGATGGCTTTCACGCTGTACGGCCCGCAGCCGGAACGCGTTGATGACGTGCGCCTGGACAAGCTCGCGCCAATGCGCAGGAACGCGCGCCAGCGCTTCCGCACGCAGCTCCCGCGTGGGCAGGTTGGCGATTTCCATGGCGTGCTGGCGTGGCCATTTGTCGGTGCTCAGAACGGGATTTCATCGTCAGGCGCAGCAGGCGCAGGCCCGCGCGCAACATCCGCCAGCTTGTCGGCAGGCTTCCAAGTATCCAGCTCGGCGTAGCACTTGCCGCTTTTCGCGCGCTTCAGCGCCACGTTCAACCAGTCGCTATCCTGCTGGCGTAGGAACTCGATCAGGTCGGTGCGCTTGATGGACAGGTTTGCCAGCACGTATTCCGGCGCGTTGTCGTTGCGCTTCACGACCATGCCGTTCACAAAAATCTTGTCGTTCACTTTTTCGATCCCCCACGTTGTTGAAACTCTCGCAGCTCCGGCGGCATCTGATTGATCTGCCATCTGCGCCTGGTCGTGCTGTTGTCCCTCGGCTCGCCAACCTCGCAGCGGTCCCGTCTAAATTCCGGCCTGTCGATCTTTCCGCCTGCGGCTAAGAAACGTTCAACGTCACCAGCGATGTCGGTGGAATCGATCAAGCGCGGCGGCTTGACGTCGATGTCTGTGATGCGTGTTTTTGGTTTGGTCATGCCCAGCTCCGGTCGGTTAGGTCTTCAGCGATGGACCGCGCACGGGTTCCGCCACGCGGGATGGCTTTGTCCTGGTCGCGTCGCCACCAACCCGCGACGGCGTGCTGCCATGACTTCATCGGGACTTTGCCCACGCGCCAGCCGTTGGCGGTGTAGTAATCAACGAACCGCTCGGCGTCGATGTGGTGGCCGGTCTCCCGGCAGTAGCGGCTCACGTCTTCGGCGGTGGGCGGTTTGAATTTCTCTCGCGTGCGCGCGCGAGAGACTTCGTAAGAAGTCTCTTCTGTATCTGTATCTGTCTCTGAACTAGTCACCGTGACCGTCACAGAACGTTCCGGTGACGTCACCGTGACGTCACCAGTACCGTCACAGCTCGCAAGCTCTTGTTTTTGCTTGCGCTCACGCCAGCGCCTGGTGCGCTCAGATGCGTTGTCGTGGTCGTATTGGCGGCGGTCCCATGCAACTGGTTGCCAGTCAGTGGTCACCAGATCGACCTCGCACAGACGGCGCAGCACCTCGGCCGCCTCCCGTACGGTCAGGCCCAACTTGACCGCGATTCGGCGCTCCCGCAGTTCGCTGATAGGCTCATCCAGCAGGCCAGATGCTTTCATGGCCAGCACGGACACGAAGTGCCAGCGGTCCTCATACGCCAACAGCCGCAGCTTGTCGTCGTCGATGATGTCGGTGTAGCAGCGGAACCATTTCATGGTCAGCCAACCTGAGCGGAAAACGCGTCCAAAGCATCCGCATGTTCAACTAGAGTTGTGCCTGCTTTCCGCATTCGACACGAAACCCTGCGACACTCAATCTTTGTCATTTGGTCGCGCCGCACATACACAGGGTCATTGTTTTCGTCACGTCTTGCTGGGTAATAGTCCTGCAGGATGTTTCCAAACAAATCATCAGAAATTCCCGCAGCGTAGGACTTTGCTTTGGTTATTGGGTCGTGCCTGTGCGCCAAAACTTTTCTCGTCATCTGCGCTATATGCTGTAGCGAAGAGTACGCAACAATTTCCGGCGCATCTTTTTCGGGGTCAATTGAGTTAAAAACCGTATTTGCGACCCAGTTAGGCTGGATGATGTCGCATCCAGCTTCTTCTAAACCTAAAACAACTTCCCTGATCTTTTGCGTTAGTTGATTAGCCAAGGAATCAGTCATTGCAGCCACCTCTTTAGTTTAGGAAAAAGTCTTTCAGCGTCCTGTCGCATTGCGTCAGTCATCTCACCCATCAATGAGTCAACCGATCTCTCAAACAGTTGGTTTCGCTCCATATCTATCAGGCGCCCCCAAAACCACAGCGCAAGCGAATCCATACGTTTTGGTTGTTCTTGCTTCGGCGAGATGATGTGCGTGGTGCTCGGCTTGCTGCCGGGCTGGCTTATGGCGGCCTCAAACTCAGCTTCAGGAACTGCGGCCAAGCGCTGCCATTTGCTGGACTGGTCTTTGGTTATTCCAAGGTCAGAGAGAGTACGAGTTTGTGCGGTCGTATCGTGCGACCGCACAATCGCTGCCCCCTGACCGCCGGGATTTCCTCGCGCTCCGGGCGCCTTGTTCATATCCGCCAGCAGCTCACCACAGCGGCGCTCTGCGCGAACGCGAGCAATTGCAGCATCGCGCTCAAGCTCGTAATCGTTTGCCTGCTTGGCATACGCTTCAATGGCAAGAGCCTTGTCTCGAAAGTCTTTAACCTCGTCGACAGTTTTGTATTCGGCAATCGCCTGCCGTGCCGCTTCGTATCTAATCATTTGCATGATTGAGTTTCCCGTAACCGGACAAGCGCTGCGATTACATCCTCAATCTCGCTGGCGCGATGTTTGCGAATTTCAGTTGAAAAGTTGGAGCCGTAACTTCCTCTCCACTTTTCGCGAAGAAACAACTGCCCCTCAATCGCAAGATTGATGGCTTCAATCACGGTTATTTCACGCATTGCCACACCCTCTCCGGCCGCCCACTGGCCGACAGCCGGCAGATGCCCGTCGGCTGCGCCAGTTCGCGCTTCTGGCAATCGCTCAGCCGCTTGTTCACCTGGTGCGACAGCAGTCCCGTCCGGCTGGCGATCTCGTCAGCCGTCTGCGGACCGTGCTCGCGCAGGCAGTCGAGAATGATGGCGATGTGCCCTGCGGCGAATTCGCGCACGCGGCTGGCGGCTGCGTGGCTGGTCCACGGGTCGGATTCGCGGGCGTTGGCTTCCCAATCGATGGCAAGTTGGTTCATGCGGCGGGCCTCTCCGTCAGGAAGAAGAACCCGACCACATCCTCGTAGGACAACCGCCCCAGCGATGCCTCGGCCAGACGACGCATGGTGTCCTGACGCGGAACCCGGCGGCGGTAAACAAGATGAACTTCGATGTACTGCTGTGACAGACCGGCCCGGCGCGCGTACTCGCGCTTCTCTTCCGGCGTCATTGACCTGTACCAGGTCTTGAAATCAGGCATGGGTGGCACCTCCGCTTGACGCGAAGTATACCGGGAATGTCTACGTGGTCAACCTAATGGGTAAATCACCGTTAAGGTATACTATGAGGCATGGATGAAATGCAGACGATCTACGACGTACGCCGTCAGAACCTGGTCAAAGTGATCGACAGTCACTGGGGCGGTGTCGCCGCGCAATTGGCAAAGAAGCTCAAATGCGAAAAGACCGTCCTGTCTCGCATCACGTCTAAAGCAAAAAGCCGCCGCAACATGGGCGCCGGTCTTGCCCGTCGCATTGAGGTCGTATCCAAGCTGCAGAACGGCTGGATGGACACCATACATAGCGATAAAACTGCGGCCACAGGCG